AGGTGGCAGTTTCCTAATTGAAGATACCACTAATAGTAATGCAGACAGATTTGAAATAGCTTCTGATGGAACAGTTGATGTTTACGGCAATTTAGATGTTGGTGCAGGGCTTGATGTTACGGGCAACATAAGTGTCACTGGAACGGTTGATGGTCGTGACGTAGCAACTGACGGAACTAAATTAGATGGTATTGAGACAGGTGCGACAGCAGATCAAACTGCTAGTGAAATTTTAAGCTTACTATCTAACGTAGATATTGCTACATCTGGAACTGTATCTATTACGTCAGATCAACAAAATCCGTGTTTAACAATTAAAGGTGCTGGCCCAAATATTTTAAGATTTTTAGATAGTGGTGGAGGTACTGCAACATCTCTTGATTTGGCTTTTAGAACTGGTACAAATCAATTACGATTTGAAAAAACAAGTGATGCCTCTACCCTTTTTAGTATTGATGTAGATACTTCTCAAGCAATATTTACTGGCAACTTAGATGTAGGTGCTGGGCTTGATATAACAGGCAATATCACAGTTACAGGCACAGTCGATGGAGTTGATATAGCGACAAGAGATACATTATTTGGTGGCTTGACTTCTAGCTCTGGTGTATTAACTAATGGAGTAACAGCAACGACCCAATCAGCAAGTGATAACTCTACCAAAGTTGCTACAACAGCCTATACAGATACAGCAATAGCAAACTTAGTTGATTCCGCACCTGGCACGTTAAATACACTTAACGAACTGGCAGCAGCTTTAGGTGATGATGCTAACTTCTCAACGACAGTTACCAACTCAATAGCAACAAAACTACCTCTTGCTGGTGGTACGTTAACTGGAAATTTAACAATATCTAATACACAGCCAACATTATTTTTAACTGATACAAATAATAATTCAGATTTTTCAATACTTAATCAAAATGGTCTATTTGTTATAAAAGATGAAACTAATACAGCCTCACGTTTTTATATTGAATCTGATGGCACGGCAAACTTTACAGGAAATTTAGATTGCGAAGCTGGTCTAGATGTTACAGGCAATATCACAGTCACAGGAACAGTAGATGGCAGAGATATAGCTACTGATGGTACAAAGTTAGACGGAATAGAAAGCGGAGCTACAGCAGACCAGACAGCTAGTGAGATTGTTGCTCTTGTAGCTGACCAGACTATTGCTCCTTCTGAAATAGATATGGAGGACAATGAAAAGATAAAACTTGGAACTGGCGATGACTTAGAGCTTTATCATGATGGAAACAATAGTTTTATTGCAAATAGTACAGGTGATCTAAATATAAATAACAGTACTGGAGATGATATTAATTTATTCGCTAATGATGATATTACTTTATTTACTCAAGGTGGTATTGAAACTGCAATTAACTGTGTTGGTAATGGAGGAGTAGAACTTTATTTCGACAACAGTAAAAAGCTAGAGACTACAAGCGGTGGAGTTACATTTACAGGATCAGCTACTATTTCTAGCGGACAACCTGCTCTATATTTTACTGACACAGATCATAACCCAGATTTTTCTATTAAAAATGCAGATGGTATTTTTAGAATTATAGATGAAACAAATACTGCTGCTAGGTTTAATGTGTTAGCTAATGGAACTGTAGATATATCTGGTAATCTTGATGTTTATGATGGTATTGATTTACCTGTTGATAATAAAAGTATTTCATTTGGAGCAAGTGCAGACCTATCTATGAAGCATGATGGGACAAACTCCTACATTTTAAATAATACTGGCAGTTTTATATTATCAGCAGATACTTTAAAATTTAACAATCGAGCTAATACTGAAACCAAAGCTCAATTTATTAATAATGGAGCCGTAGAACTCTACTATGACAACAGTAAAAAGTTAGAGACTACAAGTTCAGGTGTAACAGTAACAGGTACATTAACAGCTACATCATTTAGTGGTGACGGATCAAACCTGACAGGTATTACTGCAAGTGCAGATGTAGTTAGCGACACCTCACCACAGCTAGGCGGTGATTTACAAAGTAATGGTAACGATATTGATTTTGCTGATAATGATAAAGCAATATTTGGTACAGGGTCAGATTTGCAGATATACCATGATGGAACAAAAAGCTATATACAGCAATCTACTCTTGGTAGTTTATTTGTAAATATCGCTTCACACATATATTTAGCTAATTCTGATAATAGTGAATATAAAGCTAAATTTCATGGAAATGGAAGTTCACAGCTTTTCTACGACAACAGCAAAAAGTTACAAACAACAAGTGCTGGTGTTAGTGTTACAGGAACCATAGAATCTACTAATCACATACAAATAACTCACACCTCACCAAGTCTTTATTTAACAGATTCTAATGATAATCCTGATTATGTATTAAGAAACAATGGTGGTCAATTTATCATTAGAGATGATACTGCTGGTGTGACCAGGTTAGCAGTTAATACAGATGGACACGTTGATATAACGGGTAATCTAGATCTTCCTGACAACACCTCTGGTAATGCAAGCTTAAGACTTGGTAACTCTCAAGATTTCTTTATGAATCATAATGGAACTGATAGTTTTATTATTAACAATACAGGAGATTTATATATTAGAGATTTAAATGGAGATGTACATATACAGGGTAAAGATAATGAAGAGAGTATTATTGCAAAAGCAGACGGATCAGTAGAACTTTACTATGACAACAGTAAAAAGTTTGAGACTACAAGCACTGGAGCTACAGTAATAGGTCGTTTATTTACTGATGGTGTATCAATGGGGGATTCAGAGGAACTTCTTATTGGTGCAGGGAATGACTTTAAATTAAGACATGATGGAACGGATAATCACATCGTAAGTGCTAATGGAGATATTAATATTCAAGTTGCTGATAGTGAAAATGCGATTATTGCAAAACAAAACGGAGCCTGTGAGTTATATCACGACAACAGTAAAAAGTTTGAAACTACAAGTACTGGTGTTCATGTTTTAGGAAATCTTGAAGGAGATAATTTTAAAGCATCTAACCCAGGTAATAATGCTTTACTAATACAAAATCCTTCTAACGGAATAATTGGTTTTGGTGCTAATAGCCAAGTTAACCAAGTCATTATTACTGCTGGAGGTCATTTATCAATTCCAAGTGATTCAACGAGAATGTTATTTGGTGCTAGTGATGATCTACAAATTTATCATGATGGAACAAATAGTTATGTAAAAAACAATACAGGAGTTCTTTATTTACAAGGTGATCATATTCGTTTTTTAAATGATGCTGGTAATGAAAATATAATTAAAGCTTTTGGTAATGGAGCCGTAGAATTAAATTACGATGGCAGTAAAAAGTTTGAGACTTTTAGTGGTGGCATATTAGTTACAGGGCAAGTAAATTCAGATGGCTCTCATATGGGAGATAACGATAAAGCGTTGTTTGGAAATAGTAATGACCTAGAAATTTATCACGATGGTACTCACAGTAGAATTTACAACTCAACAGGTAATTTAACTGTTCGTTCAGCAGTTTTTGATGTATTAAATGCTGATGGTTCTGAGCGTATGTTGAAAGCGACAGCAGATAGTGGGTGTGAATTATTTTTTAACGGTAATCTAAAACTTCAAACTAGAACAGGAGATACATTATTTCACGATGATATAAGGATTCAAGATGGCAATAAAATTAATATTGGAACAGGCGATGACCTAATAATTCATCACACCAATAACAACTCATTTATAAGTGATACTGGAACTGGTCAGTTGATGATACAGGCTAGTGGATTACGATTAAGAAACTATCCAGAAGGTCATACACAAATAAGTTGTCAAGATGACGTTGTTGAACTTTACTACGACAATAGTAAAAAGTTTGAGACTACTTCGACAGGAGTAAAAATTATAGGGGATTTATTTTTTGATAATCCCGACCATGCTGGTAAAGATTTACTATTTGATTCATCGTTAAAAACATTAAAGTTTGATGATGGTGTAGCTGCTAAGTTTGGAACAGGTAGTGATTTGTCGATTTATCACAATGGGGCAACAAGTTTCATTACACAGGGTGGCACTGGTCAATTAATTATTCAAGGTAATGATAATGACCAAGTAAAAATAATGAAGGGGTCTAGTGAAGAAGGAATTATATTAAATAACAATGGAGATGTTGAGCTATACCACAATAATGTCAAAACTTTTGAAACAAAATACAATGGAATAATAGTTCTAGGTGGTGAAAATAATAATGCAGAAATAGAATTTCATGCAGATGAAGGTGATGATAATGCTGATAAATGGAGACTTAGAGCCGACACTAATGGACAATTTGAAATAGAAAATTTTGCAAGCGGTAGTTATGAAAATAATATTGAATGTAATGCTAATGGAAATGTGGAGCTATATTACGACAACGCTAAAAAGTTTGAGACACTAACATACGGAGCTAAAATAACTAATAGTGGAGATTATGCAGGGTTAGTTGTAGGTTCTACTACTGGTGATGGTGCTTATGTATATCTTGATGGTGACGCTAATGGTGACGCTGTGGGATCTGACTATGGATATATAGGTATGACCCATCAAGGTGTTATAAGAATACATAATTATAAAAACGAGGATATTGAGTTTGCAAATAATAATACAGTTAGGGCTAGATTTACCTCGTCTGGACATTTTGTACCACAAGCTAATAACACTTATGATTTAGGTTCAACTGGTGCTAGATGGCAAAACATCTACACCAATGACCTCAACTTATCTAACGAAGGTGGATCGAATGACGTTGACGGAACTTGGGGAAGTTATACTATACAGGAAGGAGCAGAGGATCTATTCCTAGTGAACAAACGCAATGGTAAAAAATATAAATTTAACCTGACGGAGGTATCGTAATGGGTATAGATAATCCAAATTGGGATACTAGACTTGTAACTACAAATACTAGCTCAACAACTTTAAATGCTTCTTCAACTCTGACTACTCTTTTTACGTCTAATAGTTTTACTGTTGGAACAACAAGTCCTGTAAAATGTCATTTACAATTATTACATCAATACGAACAAGGAGCTACAAATTGTAGTCATAGATTTCAACTATTAAATTCTTCTGGTGGGGTAGAAGCAAATAGTCCAAAAGTACAAGTTGCAAAACAAGGGTTTGGATCTAATTTCGCTTTTGGTAGTCATAATATGCACTACACTTTTTATAATGTTGCAGCAGGTACTTACCAAATAAGAGTAGAAGGTGTAAATGAAGGTAATAGTAACACTACACATATAACAACTTATTTTGCACCTAATAATAATCAAGGTGACGTATTAGTAATTACATATCAAGCATGACTTATATTAAACCTTCAGAACTTAGTTATAAATGGAAACTTCCATTGTTATTGGAAGCTATAAACGAGGTTTTGGATGACTCTACAATCATATATTCTGTAACTTATTCTAAAGATTTAGATACAGAAGAGGAGTTTAAAGCAGCTATGCACATACAAAACGGAGAAGATGAACATGGAACTGCTACTTACATGGATTCATCTGAATGGCCATCTAAATTAACTTGGACGGCTGTCAAAACAAAATGGGATGCAAAAGTTGCTGCTCAACCTTTAGCAGATCTTAGAGGTATGCGAAATGACAAGTTAGCAGAAACAGATTGGATGGCTAACAGTGATGTAACTATGTCAGATGAGTGGAAAACATATAGGCAAGCATTAAGAGATTTACCAGCTAATACATCTGACCCATCAAACCCTACATGGCCTACAAAACCTAGTTAATTAGAGGAAGAGTAAGCCGTATTGCCGTTATACGTTCCAACAGCTACACTTTAAAATAATTACATATATTTTATGTCAACATTATCTGAAAAATGCGAACAACGTAAGGCAGAAGCACAAGCTCTTGCTGAGAAGTACAACGCAGGTATTGAAGAAGCTAAAAAACTAGGTAATTCAAACCAACAACTTCTTGAACAGTTTAAAGTTGCTAATGCTAAATATGAGCAGTTAGTGGAACTTGTAAAAGAACAAGAAGGAGTAGAGCAATCTGCGACAGAAGCTGTAGAATAAAAGTAAAAATTTAACCAAAGTTATCATGGCTATCACTTACACCTGGGAAATCAACAGCACTGCTTGTAAAAGAGATGTTGCTGACGGTTACTTTACCAATGTTGTCTATCGAGTAAAAGGAATGGATGGCACAGAAGAAAAGGCAAGACGTACAGGCGAAATAACCTACGTTAAACCTGAATCATTACCATCTGGATTCATTGCTTATGACGAATCCAAAAAGACACCAGACAGTGCGACTATGATAACTTGGGTTAAAGATGCCCTTGGAACGGACGCTGTTACTGCTCTTGAAGCTGGACTGAAAGCAGAAATTGATCTTATAAATACACCAGTACAAGCTACTGGAGTTGCGTTTTAAATAACAGTTAAGACTATTTAGTTTTTACTGGAATATTTTTATCAATAATTCCATAGATTACATATAAAGGAGCTAGTCCAATAATTAAGAACATAACCATAAAGGTTATTGGTATTGTTGCCTTTACTAATGCTTCTTTTATCATTATAAAAATGGAAATTTTACAAATCTTACCACAACAAATTTTTAAATTTAAGTGTAAAAAAGACTTATTAAAATCAACATTAGCTATCTTGCAAAAAGAAAAAACAAGATTTGATGATAGAGAAAAATGGAAAGTAAAACAAACTCACAATACAAGGTTAAATAAAGACGAAAATTATAAAGATATACATATATGGGTTCGTGATTGCTTAAATCAGGTAAAAGAAAATTTAAAATTGAGATGTGAACGGATTGAAATAACATCTTCTTGGGGAAATGTCGCAGATGTTAACCAATGGCATTGGACTCATTCACATCCAAATTCTTTTATGAGTGCGATTTTATATCTTACAGATTCTAATGCTCATACTTGGTTTAGTATGGATAATTTTTGGACAGGTAACAATACAAACTTAGTATATCCATCAAATACTTCTAACATCATTAAATTAAAAAATGAAGATGATGATGATAGCATAATTATCCACAAGCAACCTACAGTAGCAGGTGATTTATTAATATTTCCCTCGACATTGGTTCATAGCGTAGATCAACATACAGTAGAAGGTACTAAAAGGTTTTCATTATCTTTTAACGCTTTTCCTTGTGGATTGATAGGAAATTTAGATTATAGTGCTGGAATCATTCTTGATGTATTATGAAAATAATTATATAAGTTGTTTTTAAAATGTTTCAGAAAATAGCTAATGTTTTGAGTATTGTCTCATTTGTAATGGTAGCTTCCATGAGTGGTGGAGCGTACTTTGGTTACAAGTATGTAACTTCCGAAAACTTTAAAGCAAAAGTAATGAATGAAATTTTAGGTAATGTACAAGATATGATGCCTAAATTATTGGATCAAGGTCTACCTAAAATGACAGGTCCATCTATGCCGATTATCAAATGAATTGTTGGCACTGTAAAACTGAACTTATTTGGGGTGGAGATCATAGCTTAGATGAAGAAGATTACCCATTAAAGTCTGGAGAATACAGCATGATAACTAATCTTTCTTGTCCTAAATGTTATTCTTTTGTAGAGGTTTTTTTACCAAGAAATGCCTACGATTGATATACCAAATATCAAAATAAATAAGATTGAAATACATGAGATACCCGTATGGAAAACTGACATACAAACATTAAATAATATAAGTAAACCTATAGTTGATATTCCTGGTTGTGTAAGAGTACATAGAAATAATCTTAC